GTGAAGAATTTTTACAAAGTACAGCTACATTTAGTTATGTACGTTATGATGCTTACTTACCAACTGAGGAAATATCAGGATGAAGTTTTTAAATTACCTACAGGAAGAATATATAGACTTGTACAAGAACTGGTCTGGTGGTGTAGAGGTGTATATAAATCCAACTACAGATGACCTAAAAGAGCTTAGAAAAGCCGATGAATTGAGATTTACCGCAGAAGCGAGCACAAAAAATCTATTTGTATGGGATGCTAGTAGATGTAATCATGCCGATATGATGGATTATTTGGTTAAACGAAAGCACGTGAAGTCTTGTAATCCTAGAATTGCTTTAAATCCAAAGTTCTTTAATGGTAGAGCAGAGATTCTTGGAAAGAAATTATCAATTGTAGATTCAGATGATTTTATATTCTTTACTGTGGTTCAATTGAAAGGGAAATTAGAGAAAGATTGGGAATGGTTGTTAAAATATTTTACTGATATTGATCTCATACATTCATTACAGAAAGAGCTAGCATATAGTATAAAATGATGCTATAAAATATAAACAAATTTCGCTAAATATACTAAAGAGCTACATAAAGCTCCACTAAGATGCAGTACCACTAAGATGCAGTACCACTAAGAAAAACAAACCTAAATTTTAACTAAATTTAAGATGTGTCCGATGTGATTAGGTAAACAAAGGGAAAAGTTCTTTCCCTAATAACGCTAGGATTGATATGCCATCAATCCACAAGGAGATACTATATGTCCCCAACTTTAATTAGCCCACAAGTATTTGTGCAAGAAATTGATATGACTTTGTACAACCAAGGTAGTACAGGTCCAATCGGTTCTATTGTTTTAAGAAACACCTATAAGGGTCGTGAAAATGATGTAATTTCTGTGTGGACAGAGAATGAATTGATATCTAAATTTGGTAAGCCGACTGACGATAACTACAAAGATATGTTTTCAGCAATTGCTTTCCTAAGAGATACCAACCAACTTCTGTGTACCAGAGCATTACCAGTGAGTGCAACTTTTGCTGGTACAACAATAACAACAGCAACTAGTGCGGTTAGTGGAGATTTTATTGGATTCACTTATGAAAACGCACCAATTCTTTCATCAAGTGGCACCACAAACATTGAAGATCCAGATTTGTATCCCGATTCTGACCATGCTGCTAGCATGGGCACTGATTTTATGTATATAATCAGTAAAGATCGTGGTCATTGTGGTAACAATTTGAGAGTGGCTTTCTGTGATAAGACAGCTCACGACCAGATTAGACAGAAAAATCATGACTATAGCGGCTGGGACACCTACTCTGCAATTTATAATGTAGATGCTCCAGTTGAAAGTAACTCTGAATTTCTACTGCTTGTACAGGAATGTGCTCAAGGTACTCTTGTAACTGACGATAACAACTGGACTACAGTAGAATGGTGGAATGTATCTACTAATCCACTCAAGCTTGATGATTTGGGCCGTAGTATGTATGTAGAATCTGTAATAAATACAAATTCACAATACATCAGAGTGGCTTTTAATTCAATCTATGATTATACTGATGTAGTTGGTATGGCTACAGATGAGTGGCAAACATTGTCAGGTGGTAGAATAAATGATACCGCCACAACTCTAGCTGCCGCTGGAACGGTCAACCCTTCCACAGAAATATCCAACGCAATGTTGCAAACAGCTTATGATTTGTGTAGTAATGCTGAAACAGCCGACTTGGATATGGTGCTTGATGGTGATAAACCAGAAGCAGTAAAAGCGCACATAATCAACATGGCCGCAACTCGAAAGGACTGTGTAGCTTTGATTGACTGTCTATATAGTGATGTAGTTAATCAATCTGGATTAGAAGAAACTAATCTAGTAAACTGGATGATAAACAACATGCAGGTAGCCTATCCAGAATCCAAGAGTAGTTATGCTGCAATTTATGGCAACTGGTTAGATGTATATGATAAGTACAATGGTAAATATCGTTGGGTGCCGCCTTGTGGTTATGTGGCTGCATGTTTCGCTCGCTGTCAGAAGGATTATAATTATTGGGATGCTCCTGCAGGATTAAACCGCGGTCAAATTGTTGGTGTAAGAAGACTGGCATGGAATCCATCTTTGACACAAAGAGATGCAATATACAAATACAACATCAACCCAATTGTTTCGTTTGCTGGTCAGGGTAAAGTAATCTATGGTCAAAAAACCATGTTGGACAAATATAGTGCGTTCAGTAGATTGAACGTAAGACGTTTGTTTATCTCGGTAGAGAAAGACATTAGTACCATTGCTCGTAGATATCTTTTCGAACCTAATACAGAAAACACAAGAAATGCATTTGTGGGAGATGTAACACCTGTTCTAGAATACGCTAAAGCTAAAGATGGTTTGGATGCGTATAGAGTTGTGTGTGATACAACCAACAACAGTCAAGATAGAATACTTAGAAATGAACTATGGATGGATATCTTTATCAAACCTGTATTTACAGCTGAGTTTATTGTTATAACCTTTATAGCAACAAAATCAACTACTGACTTTACTGAAGCTGTAGTATCTACCGCCACAGTAGTTTAAAGAAATAAGCGTGGAGGTGTCTAGGGACACCTCCACATATGAAGAAAACAATGGAGGATTAACATAATGGCAATTGCATTAGATGTAGAAACTTTTAGACAGAGATTTCAAACTGGGGCCAGAACATATCTGTTCTATATGGTACCAACATTTCCATCTTTACCTGGAGTCATGGCCCAAGAAGATGCTATGTTTTTTGTGAAATCAACAAGTCTACCGACTTCAAGTTTTGAAGAGCTTGTTGCTAGCTGGCAGGGGTTTGATTATAAAGCTGCTGGTAAACGTACATATGATAACTGGACAGTATCATTTAACGTGGATAAAAACGCAACTATACGTAAAACTTTTGTAAACTGGATGGATTTGATTCTCAACCCTAAAGTAAACAAACCAGCACCAGCTGAGACTTATATGCGTCCACAAAGAGTGCATCTGTTGGGTCTTGATACTTTTGAACCGGCAATGACATATACTCTGATTGCCGCTTGGCCGTCGCAGGTTGGTGAAGTAACATTAGACTATGCTGATTCAGCATATGCTAGTTTTGACGTTACTTTTACGTATCTTTATTTTGAAACAGGTGAAATAGCCGGTAATTCCTATGGACTACCAAGTGTAATGTAACAATCTGAAACCGATAAGGAAGGTATAAAATGTCAGTTGATCTAAAGAAGTTCTTGAACGCTTATCAGTTCAATACTGTGTTGCCCGGCTCAGGCAAGAAAATAAACTTCAAGCCGATTACAACCTTTCAAATGAAAGAGTTGATATCTAAAGCTGGAGCAGACCCAGAAGAAGCAGTGGATAATTTGATTAACGAGTGTGTTATAGATGAGGGATTTGATGTGAAGAACCTGTCTTTACAGGACAGGTTCTTTCTATTAGTAGAACTCAGGAAAAAAAGTAAAGGCAGTACTTATGAGGTATTGTTTACTTGTAGTAAGTGTAACTCACAAGTAATAACTAAAGTGAATTTAGACAATCTAGAAGTTAAAAAACTACCAAAGAATTTTGATAACAAGATTGTGTTGGATAGTAACATAACAGTTGAAGTGGACTTTCTAACAAGAGAAATACAAAAAGCATCAATCGAACTAGTAAAGCTAATGGTAGCTGCAAAAGAAGTTAAAGAAGACGATTCAAACTTAAATGAAGTTATGTTTAGCTATATTATGGCAGTTAAAAAGATTATAACTCCAGATGGAGTAATTGAGAGCCCCACAATGGAGGAGAAGGTTACTCTATTTAAAGACGGACCTCAATTGTTCTATGACCGAATCATAGAATGGTTTGATAAACTTGATTTTGGAGTAGATTTTACCACATCGGTTAAATGTATACATTGTGGACATGAAGTAAAAGAAAGTATTACACTACAAAATTTTTTTTACTAATTGAAGTTGTTATAGGTGATAGTACCGTAGAACGTATTGTGGAAGATCAGTATTATTTGGCATCAATGGCTGGAATCAGTCTAGCCGAGAGCTCGGCAATTTCGGAATTTGAAAGAGAGGCATTTGTTAATTTATTAGTTAAATCTATTAAACAAAAACAAATAAAAAGTATCTCCACTTAGATAACATCTAATGGACCCAAACATTATGGTCTCAAGGAGAAGTTATAATTAAACTTCTTGAGACCATTTTTATTAGAGGACAGCATGGCAAAGAAACCCCCACTAACACCAAACCAAACGGCTATTAAGGCTTATTTTATAGCTGTAGGTAGAGATAGAAGTAAACTAAACCCAGCTCAACTAGCTATTCTTGATACAATTCCATATGATGTTCTTTATCCACCGAAAAGGGATTGGTATAAAAGAATACCAAATATTAGTTCAGAAGCACAAGGAATAGTTGATATTGGAGCTAAACTGTTAAAAGTTGCCACTGGATCTGGAGTAAGTAAAAAGATTACACTAGGAAGTCTTGTAAATTCTAACTCTCCTGTTCCGCCGGGAACTATAAATTATGCAAATGCATTACCCAACATGCCAGCAACTCAAAAAGATGTAGATGAAAGAAATAAACTACGCGCAAAACAAAAAGCACAAAGTAGAGCAGAACTAAAGCGTACAGTTTTTGGAGAGATAAAAGGTACAATAAGTGATGTGGTAAGCCCGGAATCAAGAAATGTATACAATAAACTATCGGGTAATGAAGATATAATGGGATTCAAACTACCTAATTGGCTACCTAGACTAGCCAAAGGTGGTGTTATTAGTAAAACAGGAGTAGCTCAAGTTCATGCTGGTGAAACCGTAATTCCACATGGAAAAGTGTTTGAACAAGAGCAACGGGCAATTGCTCATAATAAAGTAATAATAAAACAAGACAAAGATCATCATAAAGAGCAAGTAAAAAAGCTGGATGAGCAAACTAAACTACTAGAATCTATAGAACAGTCTATAAAGAAACTAAAATCATCCGATGGAACAGTAGAGCAAGTAACAGAAGAAGGAAAGAAAACAGAATCACCCAAAGATAAAAAGGGAAAAAAGAATGAGACGGTTGATTTTATAAAAGAAAAAATCGGAATAACCAAGAATGGAAAACCAAATATACTACCGCCCATACCAAAAGGTGCCATGAAATATTTGGCTCCAGTAGGTAAGCTTTTAGGTGGCGCAGCTATAACCGCGGGGGCTTTAGGTATATTAAAATCTGGGTTAGGAGATATACCCGAGCGACCTGGATTAGCTCCTGGTATTAATTCTGGCACTTCTCCTGGAATAACTTCTCCTGGGATTTTATCTAGCACTATGCAAAAAATAACTGGCACTCTATCAAATGCATATGCAAAAGGGCATGAGCTATTTCTTTCTAGAAATCCAGATGAATCAGTTAAGAGTTTGTCTGACATTCTAATGTTGTCTGCATCACCAGAAAGCTTTTTAGGTAAAATAATGTCGTCCATTATAGATTCAATTGGTGCTGCTCTTAAAAATATTAAAGATTTACCGACCAATTGGGCAAACTCCATGGGCAACCAACCTCCTGATTATACAGCTGGTATGTGTGATCTTAGCGCGGCTAGAGGAGTACAAGCTTCAGGTT